TGGAACCATGACAGCTCTACGGTGCTTGGTAGCACGCGCGCGGGCACTTTGAGGCTGTTTGAGGACGCTCAGGGGTTGCGGGTCCAGGCGCAATTGCCTGACACGCAGGCGGGCCGTGACGCAAAGGTCCTCATTCAACGTGGCGATGTGACGGCGTTCTCGATTGGATTCACTGTCCCGCAGGGTGGGGATTCTTGGTCCGACGACGGATCGGAACGCACTTTGGAGAGTATCCGCCTTTTTGAGGTGTCTGCCGGTGTGGCATTCCCTGCCTATCCAACTACGGATGGCACTGCTACGGTTCGCGGTCTGGAACGTGTGGCACAACGCGCACAAGTAGACGTGGAGCTCCTCGCCGATGCTGTGTTGAAGATTGAAAACGGGGAGTCGATTACCGATGACGACCGCAACATGATTGAATCGGTGTTGAACGAGTTGGCTCCGAAGTCGGAGGAACCTGCCGTGTCTGAGGATGAGGAAAAGGCGCGACAGCTACTCCAACTTAAGAAAAAGAAACTCCAATTGTTGATGGGACTGTAATGGCTACTGCAAAAGAGATCGAACGTCTTATTCTGAAAATCGCGGGCAACCCTTCGGTGGGTACGGTGAAACAACTAGCACCGGTGTGGGCTGAAGCGATTGTGAAACTTGATGAGCCTAAAATGAAGCGGGCAACGGTTGCTCCCGAGGAAACTCGATGAGCCCGTGGCTGTTTCTGGGTTGGGCTGCTGCGGTGGCTGTGTCCATCATTGTGGTGGCTATTGCGATTGCGGTGGTCATTGCGGTTGCCCGACAAATTAGTGGCAAAGCAACCCGCCGCACTGTTGGGGGTCGGAAGGATTCGACCGGCAGGGAAACCAGTTAAACTGACCTTGTTGGGACTGGGGTTCAATTCCCCACGACTCCACCGCACACTGTAATTTAAACTGGTTATAGCAGTTGAGCGTTAGCGCCGCTGTGAGGTTCTGCGTAAGCGCGGCCGTAAGACAAAACACTATTACTTATGGAAGGACATTTCATGTCTGAGTTTATTAAGGCTCAGCAGGAAGTTCGCGCCAACTTGGTTAGCCAAATTCAAGATTCATTGGATGCTGCCGAGGAACGTGGCGGGCTTGACGCTGAAACCACTGAAAAGATTGACCGCATTGAGGCTGACATTCGCAAAGCCGATGAGGCGATCGCTGTTGCGAAACGTAACGAGGAACGCAAGCACGAGGCTTCTCTCGCGGCTCACGGTTTCGTTGTTGCTGAGCAGGAGGCTCGCGGTGCCGGTGAAATCCTGAGAGAAATTGCTGAGACCCGTGGCGCTCACACCTTCGAGAAGCGCGACATTGTTTCGACCAACAACACTGTCCCCCGGTCATTCTTTGACCAGGTGTTTGATGTAGCTCGTCTCGTTGGGCCACTCTTGGATGAATCGGAATTGATCAACACCACTACTGGTGAAGACCTGACCATTCCGACTCTGAACGTTTACGGTACTGCGACGCTTACCGCTGAAGGTTCCGCAATTTCTGAGTCCGACCCGACCTACTCCAGCATCACACTTGGTGCCTACAAGTACGGTCAGCTCATCCAGGTCAGCCAGGAACTGGTTACGGATGCCGGCTTCGACATTGAGTCGCACCTTGCTAACGCTGCAGGTAACGCGCTCGGTTTCGCCGTCAACAACGACCTGACCGTGGGCAACGGATCGAACAAACCTAACGGAATCATTAACGCCGCTTCGACCGGTGTTACTGGTACCGCAACCGACGGTGTGTTCACCGCCGATGAACTGATTGAACTCCAGTACACGCTCGACGGTATGGCTCGTCGCCTGCCTGGTGTCAAGTACATGGCTAACGGTCAGACAATCGGAAAAATGAGAACCCTTAAAGATGACGCAGGAAACTACCTGTACCAGGTGAACGTCGGCCAGCCCGACTCGTTCGCCGGGTACGAAGTGGTCGAGAACCCGCACATGGCTTCAACCGGTACTGCCGGCGAGCTCGCTGTGGCATTCGGTCACCTGCCTTCCTACAAGGTTCGCATGGCCGGTGGCATTGATGTTGCCAGCTCCGCTGACTACGCATTCAACAAAGACCTGGTTACTTACCGGTTCTTGATGCGCGTTGATGGCGATCTGACACACGCCTCGCACATTAAACTGTTCGAGTCTATTGACTAGTTCGACATTGTGAGAGCCGGTCTCCGCCCGTCATGGGCGGGGGCCGGTTTTCTTTTGTTACTCTTATGGGGTGAAACCGGAACAATTAAACGCCGTAATTAGTCTCGCTTCGAATTCGCCTGGTACTCCTACGGGGTATGGGCAACAGGCACAGTATTTGGTGGAACGGTTTGTGCGCCACGGAATACACACCGCGGTGTTGTCGAACTTTGGCCTTGAGGGCCGCTTTGAGGATTTAAAGGTTAAGGGTGGGAAGGTTGCCCACTTTCCGCGCGGGTTGACACCGTATTCGGATGATGTGATGCCGCCCTATCATGCGAAACATCGGGCAGGTCGGGAAGATTTACCTCACGCGATTATGAGCCTGTATGACGTGTGGGTGTTTAAAAACCCAAAACTTGATGATTTGCCGTTTGTGTCGTGGGTGCCGTTGGATCATATTTCGATGCCTCCAATGGTTTACAAGTGGTTGGAGAAGGACAACGTGACGCCGGTGGCGATGTCGCCTCATGGCCAACGGCAAATGGCGGAGGTGGGTATTGAATCGGTTTATATTCCGCACATGATTGACACCGACATATATAAGCCGACAGAGACGTTCGATGATTTGCCGACTCGGCAGTTTATGGATGTGCCGGAGGATGCGTTCCTCATTGGCATGGTGGCCGCTAACAAAGCCAACAAAGTTGTTCACCGTAAGGCGTACGCGGAGAACCTGCTCGCTGTCGGTCTATACATGGCCGCTAACCCAAACGCTTATCTTTATTTGCATACTGAGCCTACGGCGGCGTATGGCGGTTTTGACCTGCCTCATTTGTTGCGGGCGTGCAAGATTGAACCCGAAAGGGTTGTGTTTCCCGATCCGATGCAGTTGCGCTACGGGTACACGCAGAAGCAAATGGCGGCCCTATATTCGGCCTTCGATGTTTTGTTAGCGCCTTCCTATGGAGAAGGTTTTGGCGTTCCGACAATAGAAAGTTTGGCGTGTGGGGTGCCGGTGATTGGTAGCGGTTGGGCCGCCACTCAAGACTTGGTGTCGGAGGATTCTTGGTTGGTTGATGGTCACCCGTTTTGGGATGAGGGGCAAAAATCCTGGTACAAGATTCCCGACGTGTCCTCCATTGTAAAGGCGTTGCAGTTGGCTGGGCAGGTTGACCGTGGCCCTTCACAGACTGCCGTAGATTTCGCGCAACAGTTCAACGTGCAAACCGTGTGGGACCAACATTGGTTGCCATTCTGGAAAGACTATTTCGGGGTCTAATGTTCGGGCATTATTACCATGTTTGGGCTGACGGGGAATGGTCGAACCCCGTTGCTGAACATGAGCAGGCATTAGCCGATTCTGGCCTGCTAGATGCGCTCGCATTCGTGAGAGTGGGCATTGTGGGGGCTCCGGGCAACCGCGAGGCGGTCCGATCGGCGCTGACCTTCGGTGAGGTGGTGGTTGAGGCTAATGAGGGCTGGGAGCAAGTCACTCTAAATATGTTGCGGGATTGGGTTGTGGAGCATCCGGTAGGGTCGCGGATTTTTTACGCTCACACTAAGGGCGCTTATACTAACGATGATTGGCGACGGCAATGGCGACGGTCCATGACCTATGACACAATCACTAACTGGGAGACGTGTGTTGAACAGTTGGAGAAGGTAGATGCTGTTGGGCCTTTTTGGATGGAAAAACTTCGGGCGCAGCAGAAAAATAAGGGCCTATTTTTTGGCGGTAACTATTGGTGGGCCAAGTCGGAATATCTTGCCGGTCTGCCATCATTAGGTATGGAAACTCGATTTGAGGCTGAAGATTGGATTGGGTTGAACCGGCCGAAAGTAATTAATTTGAGGCAGGGTGAGCCTGCGCCGGGGAGGTTTTGGAAGCCGTGAAAGTTGCGCTTGTAACAGCCATATTTGGCGGCTATGACACTTTGAAAGCCCTACCAGACAATCATGGTTTCGATGAAGCAATTTGCGTGACCGACGATCCGGGCATGAGTGCGGATGGTTGGACTATGAAGGTGGAGGCTGAGAATAGGTTTCCTGCTTTGGTAGCGAAACGGCCCAAGATGGAGTTTCACAAATTTGTGGATGCTGACTTATGGGTTTGGGTGGATGGTCAGATTCAAGTTCAAACAGGTTTGGCCGATTTCGCGCGGGACTCTATCGGTGACGGATATGTGGCGGCGTTTGCACATCCGGAACGTTCCTGTCTTTTTCATGAGGCTGAGGTGGTGAAGGAGCGCCGGTTGTCGCCGGAGTCTGTTGTGAATAATCAGATGGCGACTTACCGGGATCAGGGTATGCCTGCGGGGTTTGGTTTGTGGGAGTGTGCCGTGTTGGTGTGGTCTGCCCGTGGGAAAGAGTTTGGTCGGTTGTGGTTGCAGGAGGTGCGGAAACATTCGCTCCGGGACCAACTGTCGTTTCCTTATGTTGCGTGGGCGCATGGACTGCCTGTGACGACGTTGGAGGGGCGGTCTCGCCGTAACCCGTACACTGTGTGGACACCGCATAGGAGGCGACCGTGAACCTGGCAGAAAAGCTCAAAAGATTAGAGCGTAAACATTCCAAGGACATGGTGTCTTTACCGCGTGTCCAATCGAAACTAGATGCGGGGAAACATCCGCCGATGAATCGTGGTGCGGACAAAATGCATCCAAAGGGGATGAACTATTCGGACGCTTATGCCGAATTTTTGGAAGGTGTTAACCCTAAACGGTTTGTAGAGCTTGGGGTGTTTACGGGTGTGTCAATGGCTGTCTGGTTGGACGTCTACCCGGAGGCTGAAGTGGTTGGCCTTGACGTGGATTTAAACCGAGTCAACCATGACCTTTTCAAAAAGCGTAAGCCGGCCTTGTTTGAGTGGGACGCATTCGCCCCGGAACCATTATCGCTTTTGAATGATATTGACGTGTTTATTGATGATGGCCCACACGTTACCGAGGCGGTGGTGAAGGTGGCCGAGTTTATGGCCCCGCGCATGAAAGCCGGCGGACTTTTCATTGTGGAGGATATGAGGAACGGTGGCGACATTCTCCGAGCCGTATTTCCCGGCCTGCCTGTCATACAACATGGTCAGATTGCCTGCGCGTTCCTATGATTCCTAACCTGATTGTGCCGGTGTTGAACCGTTACGATTTGCTTCGCCGAATGTTGGCCTCATTGGATTACCCAATTAGGGACCTGCTCATTGTTGACAACGGTGGCAAGTTTGAGGACCTGTTCGCAAAAGATGAGCTACCGGTGAAGAACTTGCGCGTGTTTAACCTGCCATCCAATCTTGGTGTGGCCGCGTCGTGGAACCTCGGTATCAAACTTTTTCCCCACGATCCGGTGTGGACGTTCGCCTCTAACGACGTAGTGTTTGAGCCAGGCGCCCTGAGTATGCTCTCAACGGCTTCCAGTGGCTCTCTAACGCTTTCAGACCGCGCCCCATACTGGCAGACCTTCGCCGTGGGCGAGGACCTTGTGGACCGTGTGGGGCTCTTTGATGAGCGTTTTGCGCCGGCCTACTTTGAAGATAATGATTTTGAACGGCGGGTGAAACTTGCCGGGTTTCCTGTAACGAAACTTTCACTGAATGTGCGCCATGACAACAGTTCGACGTTGAATTTGTTCGGAACAAAAAACTTTATATGCGTAAAGAGTTGGTGGGGGATAACGGTTGGTCTTGGACGTTGGCGGACCGTAGGGCCGGGGAGTGGCTCCGGTAGACTAGACGTCGGAGGCTTATTGTGTCAGTTACTAACGGTTACGTTTCACTTGCGCTTGTGAAAAAGGCGTTGCGGATTACCGACGACATTGACGACCAAATTCTTGAACTGTCTATTGAGGCGGCTTCGCGGGAAATTGACGGCTACTGTGAGCGGGTGTTTTACCAGGTCACTGAGTCGCGTGTGTTTATTCCAAGGGATTCGTTCACTGTGGAGATTGACGATCTGGTGACGTTGACCACGCTTAAGACTTCGACGACAGGTGAAACGTTTGATGAAACGTGGGCTTCGACGGATTACCAGTTGGAGCCGTTGAACGGGCAGGCTGGTGGGCTTGTGTCTCCGGCGACTCGCATTCGCGCTATCGGTGACTACGTGTTTCCCACGTGGGAGCCCCGCAACGTCAACCATTATGAGGCGACAGTTCAAGTTACTGGCGTGTGGGGTTGGTCTGCTATCCCTACCGCCGTTCAACAGGCCTCACTTTTACTTACGTTGCGCCAATATCGGCGTTACGATTCGCCGTTAGGTATTGCCGGATTTGATGAGATGGGTGCGGTCCGTGTGGGCCGTATTGATCCCGATGTGCAAAAACTGTTGTCACCGTTTAGACGGGTGAAAATGGCATGAGTCTTGCTGCTATCCGTGAGGGCATGGCCGACAATTTGGGCACTATTGCCGGCATTCGTGTTTATGAGGAAGTTCCTGACAGTCCAGCCCTGCCCTGCGCGGTCATCCAGTTAGATACGGTCTCTTATGATGTGGCGTTCCAGCGTGGTGCTACCGAGTACACGTTTATTGTGAACACTGTTGTGACGCGGGCGACGGTGCAACGGGCACAACGAAAACTGGACCAGTTTATTGATGAGGGTGCGCGCTCTGTTATGCCTGCGATTGAATCAGATTCTTCACTTGGTTGACTGAAGTGAGGGACATCTCTCCGGTTACAATTGGAGGGTTAGATTATTTGGCCGTGGATTTCTCGGTCACCGTTTACGCACTATAAGGAGTTATTGTGGCCAAGTTTGTCGCAAAAGACTATTCTATAAAAATTAATTCCGAGGACTTTAGCAGCAGCCTCGCCGCGGTGACCCTTTCGCTTACCGCTGAGGAACAGGAAGTTACCAGCTTCTCTAATCACTACCGCCAACGCATTTCGGGCCTGAAGGATGCAAGCA